AAAGAACATAGCATCTATTTCCTTCTTACTATAACCCGCTGGTGGGTTTTTATACAGTTGTAAGGCTTGGGCATTAAGTGGCGTTACAGGCTTATCAAATTCCTTTACTGTCACCCCTTGAGTCTTAGATACTGAGTTTAAATTCTTCACCTTCCTAGCAATTACATCAAGTGCAATCTTAACGCCTTCCATTGCTGCCTGCTTACCTTTAAACGCTCCGCTTAACGTTGTTGGGTCAGGCAGGTTTTGCTCTACGATTTTCATATCATCGCCGGTTAATGCTCCCAATTCAGCCGCCTCTTTGACCGCTAACATCGCATTAGAGTAAGAAGATTTTAGTGTTTGAGTATCCACCGCGTTAAGCGGGCCTAGAGAAAGCTGAACGCCTAACTTATCTAGCGTATCCCTAAACGTTGAAAGGCTATCATTCATGTTCATCAGCCCAAGAAACTCAGAATCATAAGTCTTTTGTTCTGGTGTAATCTTTTTAGGTGGAGCCTCCGTTAATGGCGTAATCTCTAGCCCTTGATCTGTAGTGCCTACAGGAACGCCCGAACTAGCTGATTCGCTTTCTAGGTTCGAGTCTGCCTCTGACTCAATAGCATTAGCCAAAGCAGGATTAGCTTGAGTAACACTAGACGGCAAAGTCTTTTTAACCATAACGGTAGAGCCATCAGGCCGATTAACAATTTCAGGAGCAGTCCAATAACTAACAGCTAAATCATATTCAGGAGTGCCTTTCTTAGTTGGGTCTAATAAGATGTTACCCATTTGTGCAGTCATGGCGTTACCTGCAAATGGCTGAGTTGCTCCTTTAAACACAGCGTCATAAGCTGTCATGCCGCCCAAAGCAGTCAACCCAAAGCCCACTTCATTTAATGCGCCTTCAACATCACCCGCTGCAAAGTTATCAGCTAAGCCAGCAAACGTTGGGTTTTGTGAAAGGTTCTCCTGCCAATATGCAATAGCGCCATCCGGGTTAGTCTGTAACATTTGTGCGAAGGCTGAAGTATCGTTTAATAATTGGCCTTTGCTTGCCTCATCAATAGCGCCCATTTGACCGCTAATATTTTTAGCAAACTCAGGAGATCTAAGAATCAATTGTCTAAGTATTGCAGGGTCATTAGTCTCACTATACTGAGACGCTAGACCTTGTATCTCTTGATCGCTAATAGCTTTCTGCTCTGCTGCCTGTTGAGCCGCTGCCTGTTGAGCTGTGAAAGCATCTTGAGCCTGTTGCTGACCAGCTTGTAAAGTCTTAGAGGCACTAAGCCCCTGTAATTGGTTAGCAGTGTTTAACATGCTACCGAATGCGTTTTGTGTCATAGTCCGACTCCATTACCATAAGGTGATCCCCAAGGATTAGCAGGATTAGCGCCAGGTGATGCAGCCGGGTTAATACCTTGATAGGTTGCTAAGCCACCCAACTGACCTAATGTAGTGCCAAACATATTACCATAAGCTGAATTGGCTTGGCCTTGCGCTTGGCCTTGCCCTACACCGTACTGAGCGAGCTGCTGACCAACTTGTGGAGCTAAGCCAGCCGTTTGTCCTGCGAATCCTGCACCTTGCTGCATAAGCCCTTGTAAGCCTTGGAGCTGTTGTCCGTAGGCTTGATTAATTAGTTGAGGCTGTACGCCTTGGAATGCTACAGCACCCGCACCTGTTCGGTTATTACCTAAAGCAGAACCGCCGCGCAATTGAGCTTCTTCAGCTCTTGCGAGTTCCTGTTCATAGCCTGGGCCTTGTGTATATTCTTGAGCAAAGTTAGCCCTACCTTGTGGGCTTATTGCTTGTTGGTATTGATTAAGCGCCTGCGTACCGGCTTGAGCATAAGGCTGGATGGCTTGCTGACCTTGGTTGTAATAGTCTTGAATCTGGCCTTGGCCTTGCCTATAAGCGTCTGCTGTGGCTTGGGCTTGTTTCTTTGCTGCGCCTGCTTGAAATAGGTTTCCGATTGCACCTAAGCCAGCGCCTATAGCTAGTAATGGAAGTGGCATAAAGTGTTCCTCATAGTTTGAATTAATTATATCACCAAAGGCGATAGTTTACGTTACTGCGATCCAACCGGCTTTATTGCCGTTAGTCGGGTTAAACCATAAGACCTCTAGTAGAGTGTCAACATAGAACCCGCTGCGATTGGCCACGTATATTCCGTTAGGATCTGGGGCCACTCCTGTTTGTGGAATCATTGAACGTTTAAAGCCTTGATAGTCTTCAATCAAAGCATCTGACCAACCTTCACGCTGAAGATCAGAATACGATAGGTCTAGACTATCAATGATTAGTTGAGTCATAGTATTTCGCACGACCCTAATGAAGTGACTGATTTAGAGAATCCGCTAATCTGGAAGCCTCCCCAATTTGGATAATCGCCTAAGCTATACGCGCCTATTCGTTTCTGATACTCGCCGGACTTGCCTGAGCTAATCATAATTTTAGGGCCATAGAGTACGCCGTCTTTAGTTGTGCTAATAAATACCTGTGGATTTGTTTCAGTTGAATGGCCAGGAGCCGTCTTAACTTCTAGCTGCTTAATAGTTCCACCAATCTTAACAAGTGGCGTAGCAACAGCCCAATCAAGAGCAACGTCATATTGTGTACAGATAGTTGTATCAAGCTTGCCTAGTCGAGCATCATCCTTGTCGCCATAAATCCAAGCACTAGCAGAGTTATCAACGTTGCGTGGGTCATAGACTCCATTAATACCGCGCCAAGGTTTATCTCCAGATGTCCAGATGTACCAAATTGGAACACCTACAGCCGCTGAATAAGTAACATCATAAACAACTACATGCCTTGGAAGATGACAGATAACTAGACGTTGATCACGGTTGTCTCTAATCTCCATTTGCATGTTCGTTAATTCATAATCTGAATAGGTATCGATAATCGAATCAATCTCACCCGTTGAAATCTTTTGGTAAGAGTTGGTCAGCATATAAAACGTTGGTGAATATTCTTTAGAGCCACCAAATACAGCCCAAGCACCATCGCCCATATTAACCTTAGCGCCTGTTCCTACTATACCGATTGGAATGGATGCGGAGGTTATTCGAGCAAATGGAAATTGTGGGCCTGCAACGTTGGTAAAGCGATCAGTTGTGTACCGGTTGAATACTAATAGTTTGTCATCGGTAGACTTTTCAAGACCTACAATGTCATCAGGTGCGAAATCAGAACCAGCGTATTCAATCGCGCTTAGAACTGTTTCGTCTAAAAGAGTTGTGTTCCATACGTTTTCGCTATCAGTAAAGAAGTAATAGCCAGCAACCCAAGTCACATCAATGTAATTACCAGCACCGGCAGGCTTAGCAATAAGTGTAAGTGTTGCGCCAACTGGGTCATATCGGTAATACTCACCGTTAGCAACTAAAGCTATTGAATTGAATGAGTTAGCAAACTTAACTTGACCCGTTCCAGTGATGACAGTTGCGCCACCTACATCAGTGATAGCCCCAAATTGGTCAACAGTAATAAGCTTAGCGCCTGATACTCTAAGATGTACTTTAAACCGATCAGACCAGATGCCGCCCCTATCCTCTCCAATAGCTGTAGAGAACTGTTTAAGGCCGTCTAGTGTTCTTAGATAGCCTAGATCGCCGTCAACCTCTTGAACGAAAGCGACCATGTTCTTAGGTAGGAAATCACGCCATTCAGCGTTAGCGCCAATCTTAGAGCCTTTGACTAAAGGTAGCTTCATACACCACCATTTGTAATTACGATAGAATCAGAATCATCCAAAAGGAAATCGCCTTCAGTTGAGATCCTCTCATCCTTAGTGTAATACCTCTGACCATAAGTGGTTCTATTGCCTTGGCCAAGTGGCATAGTATTAGGAAATTGAATAGGTGTATTGCTAATAGTATTATCTGAAATAGTTTGCATACCAATAGCTGAGTTAATCATTAATGAAGGATGGATTTGTTTCTCAAAGAACGGGCACATATAGACCGCCATTGAATTGCTAACTCCCATGATAGCCCAGTTAGGTAAATTAGTTGGTGTGTCAGGGTTTGGCTCGTCCTCTTGCGCCCACCCTAATCGACGACCCATGCCATCGTTAGCCATCATCCAATCATCAACATACTTGAGGGTATCAATGACCTGCTCAGGTGCTGCTTCAACAAAGCGAGTGTTCACGCCCATCAGTCGCAGGATTCTGTTAGCTAGTTCGCCTTTCGTTATGCTCATTTGCTTGCGCCTGTTCGATTAAGCCGTCTAATAATTTGTAGTGAATCTTATTACCTTGGTCATCGGTAATCTTTACGCCGTACTTATCCGCTTTTTCATTACGAGTTAATACGCTTTCTTCTTTCTTGGTTTCTTTGGCTTCTGCTTTACTGTCACTTTTTTTGGCAAGTTTGTTGACATCGAATACCCACCCTTTAGTAATTAATGTTTTCTGCTCAAATGTTCCTACCGGCCTACCCATCACGCCATTAATCGCATGGCATAATTTATCAGGCTCGGTTGTATACATGTATCTCATTAGAACCGCCTATAGAAGCAGGGGCCGAAGCCCCTTGTTTGATTATGGTGCGTAAATCGCGTTACCGTTTCGGCTTGGATCTTTATCGACCACACCGTATCGGGTAAACAAACGAATCTGAGCGTTCAAGGTAGAAATGCTCGCATCGTATGCAATGTAAAGATCAACGCCATTAGACATTGTTTCACGCTCTACCTTCATTCCAGCGAATTGACCTAACAATTCGATTGGCTCGCGTCCGTTAACAACACAGATTGAATCGTTAGCCCAAAATGAGTTAACTTTACCGCCTGCAACGTTGACTTTAGATACAACAGCCGCCGATAGGATAGCCGTTGAAATGTTGGCATAGGCCGCTTCATCAGTTGTGATGCCTGCTTGATTCGCCGCAATAGGCTTAGGATAAACAGTAACGTTTAGCGCATTAATATCGATGATACGGAAAGTCATTAGCTGACCTGTATCAGTCTTGTCCATCATTCCTAACGAGTTGACGCCAGCGATAGTGATTACATCACCTACTTGGAAGTTTGTAACCGCCGTGAATGGGATAGTACCGAAACGATAGTCTAAGTTGACCAAGGTTCCGCCCACTGTATGCTGACCAGCTGGTACGTCGGTAACGTTAGCTGAAACAGTAGTGGTAGTAGCGTTCAACGCCGCTGCAATTGTGCCAGCGAATGAAGCTCGATACATATCAAAACCGGCTACGTTCTTGCCAATCTCATTGCGAGCATAAGCTTCTTCTGAACGGTTGTTCGGGTACAAAGTACGTGAAGCCAAGTTACCCGCTGCTGCTAGGTTAGTACGAGAGTTAAGGAAGAATGAAGCGCCCATGTCGCGATTGGCTTGACGCTCATCCATAATCGCGTCTGCTTCTGCTATGAAGTCGAAATCTGCTGAGGCTGACTCATAATACAAAGTACCTTTAGCCGCTACTTCATCAGCAATCTGTTTGTTCATATCAGCCGCTAACTTCTTAGCCGCTGCCTTTGCTCTACGATCCATAAAGCCTTCATCACGAAGATTCGAGGTATTAAGTTCGAAGAAATCGTTTCGAGGTGCTGAGATAGTTAATGGATAAACCTGCTCAATTACGCCAGTTGCCAGACCTGTTAAGTCACGGCCAACAATTACCGGTGCTTGTTGCTCAACGTTTCTCCAGTATTGATCTGAAGTGTTTTGCATATCGCCCATATTAATAGAATCAACGTCAACTAGATTAGTCATCGTGTCTTCTGCTTCTAATTGCTTTAACGTCTTGTCAAAGAACGTCGCAATAATCTTACCGCTTGATAGTGCCATTTGTTAAATCCTCATGAGCTTTTAAGCTCTATACCTAATGATTTAGCCTCTCGCATAATTGAGCGCAGTTTGGTGAAGTCTGTTTCCTCATCATACTTACGCTGCAAGCCAGAAGCCTTGAGAGTATTACCGCCACCTTTTAAAGCCTCATCAGGCTCTAAATCGCTAACGTTCTTTCTGTTCTTTGGAGTTAAATCACGTTGCAAGTCTTTAAGGTATGAAAGGGCTTGTAAGCCTCCCTTATCCTTTGCTAACAGTGCCTTAACCTTTGCTAATGCTGCGATGCCTTTAGTTGATTTGCTGCCTAGATGATATGCAATGGCCGCCGAACCTTCGCCTACTGCCTCCAGTAATTGCGCAAAGCTACCTTCTGCCTGCGTTTCTGTATCAATTTCATACGCTGCATTGGCTATGTAGTCGCTACCTCGCTCAGGGTTGATCTTATTAGTTTCAAAGAAACGTTCAGCATCTTCACCTAACCTGGCTAACCGGCTACGCTTTACCTCTTCAAATTGCGTGTTCTGAGTGTTGACTTGTGCCCGCTGTACGTCAATCTTCCGTCTTTCAGCTTCCCAATCTTGAAACGCTAATTGGTAATCCGCTGGACTATTGACCCCATTTTCATACATCACCGGAACGGGTGGGTAACCATAATGCTCACGCAAATTATGCGGTTGCTCAGGTATTGAAACTGGTTGCGCTGACTTAGCCTCTAACTCTGCAATTCGCTGATTAGCCGCTTCTAGCTCTGTCTTAGCCTCTTTAAACTTCTTATTCTTCAAAGATAGTTTATG